CGAGCCAGACGCGCCCGGCACTCGTTTCCGTCCCGCAAGGCAATCACTTCCCGCACGCGGTAGGACTGGCCTGCGATCTCGACCGTGTCCCCGACGACGAGCAGCAGGCGCTCGGTCGGGAACTCGATCTCGTAATCGCGGGAGAGCGCCAGGCCATCGAGCACCGTTTCGTCGGGTGCGCGGAAGCCGCACTCGACGATCAGGGTGCCGACCTTGACGGGGGTGAGCAGTCCGACGCGGGCGGCCGCGTCGTACAGATCAGCCACGCCTACCATCAGGCGCTCGTCAGCTTCACCAGTACACCGGGGCGGTGACACATCGGCAGCGGGTTCGACTGGGTGTGCAGATCCGTGCCGCGCTCGAACTTCCTCGGTTCCTGCTTGGCATAGAGCGGCTGGCCGAGGGTGTTGACCGTCTCGTTGAAGTCCGCCGGGGCCAAGTAGGTGCCGAAGGTGTCGACCGTGCCCAGCGGGAAGGCGTGAGCCTCGCCTGGGGCGATGAACTTGCGCACCGTGCCGTTGATGTCGCTCGCCTGGCCGCGATACTCCTCGAAGGTGATGCCGCCGAAGGTAAAGCCGGAGCGCACATCGTTGATCAGGATTGCCCCTTGCTGCCAGTTGGTATAAGCCTCCTTGACCGTCTTGTGGGTGGTCAGCGCCCGGAAAAACTGAGGCGAGCAGAGCACGTGCACATCGGTCATGAACTCGCCCTTGAGGTTGTCTTCGATTTCGGCGAGCACGTCGTAGCAGTGGCCCTTGATATCGCTGTTGGCGTTGGCAAGATCGAAGTTGATCGACGTCTGGGAGAGGCCAAACTCGGTGTAGAGGTCGTAGATGGTGCTGCCGTCAGCATCGAGGATTTGGCCCTTGAGTGCCCCCATGCGCAGGTGTTCCAGGGTGATGGCGTGCTTGTTGCGCATGGTTTCCAGGTGACGCGCCATCACGCCAGCAATCGCCTCCATCTCCGTCTCAGAGCCGAAGGCGCGGATGCCCTGGACCTCCTCGGGCAGCACCACGTCGTCATGCGGGATGTGCGGGATGACGAAGGAGCGCAAGGTGCGCGTGCCGCGCTCGCCGACGGTGCCCGGCGAGCCGGGCGGTTTCGTCGGCAGGAGGTTCAGTCGCCCGGCGTACTCCTCGACGATGATCTGCCGGGTGCGCACCGGCTTGGCCGGAAAGAGCCCCAGCTGCTCGATGCGGCCGTAGCGGTTGGGGATGAGGTTGATGGCCGTGGTGAGGCTCGCCATCGAGAAGCCGGGGTTGTCGAACGGGTTTTGCATTTTTGGATCTCCAAAAAACGAAACCCGCCGTGTGGCGGGTTTTCGGGGATGAGATGGGCTTGCTTACGCTGCGTCGCGCACCAGAATGCCGATCGCCACGAGTTGCGCTTCGGCAGCGGCCTTCTGTAATGCGGTGATGCCGGCCGGCCAGATCAGGGCGTTGCGCGCGACGATCGCGTGACGGGCCACCGTGATGGCATCGTCCCGATCGATCAGCGTCGCGTCGGTGTCGGTGGCCAGCACGCTCACGGCGGTTTCGGTGCCGTCAGTAGCGGCCGGTGCCAAGGCATACAGCTTGCCGTCGGCGGTCATCCTGCCGAGTACGGTGCCGAGTTGCAGGTTCTGTCCGGCGGCGACTGTCGCGGCCTCGCGGGAATAGAGATTCGGCGCCTCGTACTTCAGGAGGTCGCCGAGGTTCTTGCTCTGGGTGATTGAGGGCATGCCTTACTCCTTGTGGATGAGTTTCTTGACGGCGGCGACCACGGGTGATGCCTCGGGTCGATCGGGGGCGCCGGTACCGGCTTCCGGCGTAATGGTGGAATGGATGGGCGTAGCCTCGGATCGTGCGGCCTTGGCCTCACAAAGCACTCGGCGCACATCCGCTTCACTCTTGCCTTCCGCTATGAAGGCGGCAGCCTTGTCAGGGCAACCGGCGATCAGACACAACTCGGCGATGGCCTGCGCTGATTGAGTAACCTCGCGGCGGGCCTCGGCAACCAGGACGGCTGCCTGATCAACACCGATCATTTCTATCTGGGTTTCTTCGAGAGACATGTCGTCCTCCTGTAGGTGCGTCGCCCCGGGTCGTGCAACTGCCCGAGTCGGGGGCGCCTTGCGGCCTCGGGAGCTGAGGTAAATCGAGAATTCAGTGAGCGTTGCCTCCAGCGTTCCGACGGCATCGGCCAGACCGGCCGTCGTTGCGTTCGGGCCGAAGTAGAGGGAGGCCTCGGTGGCGCGTACCGCCATCTCCGGCAATCCACGCATGGCGGCCACATGGCCAACGAAGATGTCGTAGAGGCGGTCGACCTCGGCCTGGAGTTCGCCTTTCGCGGTATCGGTGAGCGGCTCGTGGGGCGAGAAGTCGTTCTTGTGCCGGCCCGCCGTGATCGCGGTGTAGCGGTAGCCGTCGTTGGCGTCCTTCACCGACTGATCGATGTGCAGCGCGATCACGCCGATCGAGCCGACACCCCCGGTTTCGGTGACGATGATGCGTTCGGCGGACGATGCGATGGCGTAGGCGGCCGAGAAGGCGGCATCGTTGGCCACCGCCCAGATGGGTTTTACGGCGGTGGCTTCGCGCACGCGGCGGGCGAGCTCGAAGCTGCCCGATGCCTCGCCGCCAGGCGAATCGACATCCAACAGGATGCCGGTGACACTGGGGTCGGCCAGCGCCGTATCGAGCATCGCGCCGATGTCCTGGTAGCTCGTGAGCCCCGAGGCCGCCTCCAACCCCAAGGTGCGCTTCACCAGCGTGCCGTGGATCGGGATCACGGCGATGCCGACAGTGCCTTGCATGTTCGGACGGGGTGCGGGTACTGCCGCGAGCAGTTCCGGGGCATCGGCGGGGATCGGGCTGTCGATCCCCAATCGTGGCCCAAGGGCGGACAGGATCACGTCGAGCTTGGCGCGATGGACGAGCAACGGCGCCCCGAAGATGCGGGAGGCGAGATGTGGCAGCATGAATTACTCCGTGGGTTGTTCGGTTTGTGGAGGCGGCGCGGCAGCCGGTGCCTGGTCGTGCCGTGGATCGGAATCGAAGACGAGGCCCAATGCATCGGCACGGGCGTTATCGGTCGCGATCTCACGATCGACATCCTCGGCGTCGTAGCCGTAGGCCGAGATCGCCTCCGAGCGGCTGGTGAGGCCCGCCCGGATGGCGAGCTTCATGGCGTTGAACTCCTTCTGCGGATCGACCCACTGCCAGCCCTGCGGGATCCACTTGGCGACTTGGTACTCACGCCGACGGCGGCTGTAGCCGGGGAGCGTGAGCGAACCTTCGAGCACCGCCTGATCCATCCACGCCCGCCAGATCGGGCGACACAGCTGGTGGACGATCACTCCGTGCTGGATCACCTCGCAGCGGCGGCGGAACTCCAGTAGGCCGGCACGGATCGAGGAATAGTTCACCTGGGTGAGATCGCCGGTGAGCATCTCGTAGGTGATGCCCATGGCGGCCGCCACTGCTCGGAACTGCTGGCGCATGAACTCGGCGTAGGAACTGCCGACGTCCGCCGGTGCCGAGAACTTGATGTCCTCGCCCGGCTCCAGAATTTGCAGGGTGCCGGGCTCCAGTCCGGCCAAGGCCACGCCATTGGCGTCCGACAGTCCCTCGCCCATCAGGTTGTCTTCGGGGGCCAGGCGCGTGATGAAGCCGGCGAACATGGCGGCGGTCTTCTTGCGCACCAGTTCAGCGTCGTCGTACTGGTCGAGCTCGTTGAGCTTCACGAGCGCCCGGGCGAGCCACGGTTCGCCCCGAATCTGGCCAGGACGCAGCGGTCGGAAGAGATGAATCACTTCGGAGGCATCCACACGAACCGTTTCGACGCCACCCGACCCGGACATGGGTGCGAGACCGCCATCGTTCGGATGGGATCGATACAGGTGGTAGGCGACGCGCCGTCCCAGCCGGTCGAACTCGATGCCGGCACGGATGACGTTGCCGTTTTGCAACTCCCGGTTCATCGCCAGTGGCAGGTGCTCGGCCTCCAGCACCTGAATTTGGAGCGCCACCGGCAGCCCGTCTTCGGGACGCCGCCAGCGCAGTCGCACGATCGCCTCGCCTCCCTCCAGCATGGCCCGACAGGCAAGCGACTGCAGGCCATAGAAATCGGTGAGTCCCGCTGAATCGGCGGCCTCGCACCAGTCCCACCACAAGCGCTGGATGGTTTCGCGCTGGGCCGCATCTTCCACCATGCTCTGCGGCTTGATGCCGGTGCCAATGGCGTTGGCGACGAAGGCCTCGATGCCGGCGGCGGCCCAGGCGTTGCGCCGCACGAGGTCGCGGCTCTTGGCACGCAACTGCTTCTGCGTGTAGGCGAGTGCCGCCACCGCTCCAGGATTGGCCACCGTCCAGGCGAGTGTGCGCCGGCCAAGGCCTGCGCCATCGTAGGTGGGCGTACCGCCGAAGACGCGGCGTTTGATGGTTCCGATCCAGCCCATCAGAATCCCTTCCCGGTGGTCACGCGGATCTGGCGCGGTGCGCGCGGATACAGGCCAGTGGAAACGGCATCCTTGTGCATCGCGATTTCGACCTCGGCGATGGCCTGCTTCAGTTCCTCGACGGTGCGGTACTCGACCGTCTTGTCGCCAAACGTGACGCGCTTCTCGCCTCTGGCCAGTGCATCGCGCAAGGCCTGCAACTGCGCTTCGGTATAGGTCGGCGTGCTCATCGATAGACCACCAGACTGATCTCGGGTGTGTCGGCGAGCGACGCCGCAGCACTGGTACAGACCAGTTCGAGGGTATCGGCGGTCTTGCCGTCGGTCGTACCGCGTGCTGCTGCGAAACGGATAGTCCCCGTCGCGGTGTTGCTCCTGCCGGTGGCGACCCAGCAGTACTTGGCGTCGGGAAACGGCATCTCGAACGCGATGCGGTATCGCCCCTTCGCCAATCGGGTCACCGAGGCGACGTTGTAGGCGGCTCGCAGTTGCACTTCGCCGCCCACGTAGCCGAAATTGACCCAG